CCGCTGCATCCGGATCAACCTAGGCTGGAAGTTATTTAGTTTTGGCAACAGGCCAAAAGCGCATATGGCGCTAAGCGCATGGGTGAATCGGTTTATGGCCTGACACTAGAAAAGCAAAACCCTCGTTGTTTCCGCGTTTCAGTTCTTGCAGTGCCGCTCCAAAGTCCATGTCGTTCTCCAGTTATCAAGTTATGCCGTGCCTTTCATCGGGCGCACGGCTAACCCGTCAATCAACAAGGCGTATCAATTTCTTGATCGCTCAATATGCGTTCCGGGGTCTTAGCAAACCACAATTTGGATAAGCGAGTGTAGCAAGGACTTTCCCCGCTTTTTCACGTTATGGATGAACTCGAAAAAGCCCAAGTAGGCGGGCAGGTGCTCCTGGGAAATCCCGCGGTGCGGCCTGAGCCAGGAACGCAGCAGAGACCAAAACCCTTCCATGGTGTTCACGTGCACCTCGTGGAAGCCGTCGCCGTCCTCGTCGCGGGCGTATTCGCCGGCGCCGTGGTTGACGGTCTTGTGCCGGTAGCCCCACGCCGGGAGCGCATGGTAAATCGCGTACTCGTCGGTATAGACCAGGGTGCCCGGCAGGATGGTCGCCTGAATCAAGGGCTCGATGGTTTTTTGCTGCACGTTTTCCAGCATCCTGATCACCACGTCGCCGCCGCGCTGGATCATGCCAAACACCGGTGGTTTTTCGGTTGCCAAGGTACCCCGGCCGCGTGCGCCCTTTAGCCGGCGGCGCCGGCCCGTCCGATAACCTATATTGGATTTTTTAAAAAATCCTCCAATATATAAAAATAATCATAGGGAGAGTCAAACATTAATGTAAACAAGTAGCGCGTTTGATCAAAATTCATGACCTCATGCGGAATATCTGTGTTTGCCAGAAAAAATTTTCTATCCGAGTAAGGAAGCTCAATAACATTATGAACATACTCGTTTACTCTGCCGGTAGCAAACAGGCAATGACTTTTAACGTCGTCCATTAAACAATTAATGGTAAACCTGCGCATATTATCCACGTGCCATGTATAAATGGTATAAGGCATCATCTTCAAAACACCGATTGAAAACCTGTGTCTCTCATAGAGCTTTTGTAAAAAAGCATCCTTCATGGCGATTTTATGAGGAACTTGCAGCCCCTTAAAATTAATGTAATTAAACCATTCGCCGCTTTCATCAATAAGCTGCTTGATGTCATCATAAATAGACAGCTTGTGGCCTAAATCAAAATATACTTCATTGCTCATATATAAACCTTAGTTATCCTGTATATCCATTAAAAAAGCGCCGCCCATATACTCAAACCCCATTGCCTCATAAAGTCTGTTACCGGCTTTTTGCCCGGTGCTGATAACCGGCCTTAGTTGTCTGGCCCCGTTTTTTATGCACCAATTCTGCCAGGCCTTTATTAATTGATAAGCTACTTTTCCGCTTCTATACGCACTATGAATGTATAAAATAAGATCAATGCCTATCAGATCGTCGCTAAACCAGGGTTGAACCAAATCCCCAACCATTCCGCCAATAACATTCCCGTTTTTTTCATAAATAACGGCAAACCCATTTCTATCCATCAAGTCATGTAAATGCGTTGCTGTCTTGGCCTTGTTATAAATTAATCTGCTAAAAGACGACTCCTGCAAAAACAGCACGGCCGCTTCAACCATGGCGTCAACATCGTCATGCGTAGCAACTCTTATCATCAATTCCCCGTCAAAACCCTGGCCTGCAACCAAGTGCCTGGCGTGCCCGATGCCGTGCAAATCCACCCGGTAATGACATATTTTGCCGTTACCACGCCCAACTCAGTTGGCGCATTGTTCTTAACAAAATCACCCGCCGAATGTTTGCCTGTCGTCGGCGCTGCCGCCGCGCTATAACTAGCGATAATCAACCCGTCAGACAAATTATTAACCTGTATCGCAATTTGCCGCAAAATATCATAAAGCCGAGTCTTGTATTGCGGGACATTGGCATCGGGCAAATTGAAATCAAGCGTAACTTTCATCAGCGCGTGCCATTAGGCTTTAGCTCATAATCCAGCGCCGACAATTCGCAGTTTCCCACGTTGTTGATCTTCACGCGGTGAAACCGGGCCGACTTCAACAAATCAAACTTGCCGTCGTTAAATACCGCTACCATCACGCCTGTTTGCAGCGAATCGCCCTCGTTAGCCTTGAAATAATGATTCAGACTGGCTGAATCCGGTGCTTCAATAAACCTTGGGCGCACCCGCTTTAGGGTCGAATATTGCGCATCATCGCCGAAATCGCCGGTCGTGACATTGCTGTTCAAAGCAGGGCCGGTCATCGAATAAATCTTTTTATCAGAACTGATAAACGATAGTCCAACCAACGAGCCATAAAATAATGCGCTTGTCCAGCTGACGGTTGAGGGCCATCCGCCCCAGGTTGCAAACAAGCTGCCCAGCTGCAGCCAGGTTAAGGAAGCAGTCTGATAATCCAGTATCGCCTGTACGTTTAACGTAATACGACCGAATTTTCCGGTGATGGTGTTGTAAACAATGCCCTCATCACACGCGCCCGAACTTGAATTGATTGACGGATAAAACCAATAAATCAGTGATTTTTTGCTGTCGTAAGCGGCTTTGACATTGGCGACATAATCCTGATTCAGGTTGGCCTTCAGCCATTCGCGCAACTCAACAGCGCCCAATGGCACAGGCCGTGAGCCGTCATACATAAACAGCCCATTTCGGCCCATGTAATAATGCACGCCCGAAACACTCACAACCGCTTCTTGCGAAAACGCACCACTATCAATGGCAATCAATTGCCAGGCCCAGATTATTGGCGGCCCGACATATTGCCCCAAATAAATTGATTTATCCTTGTAGACAATAATGGAACTGCCCAGCGCTCTGGCGGCGGTTATTTTCCCCTGCGTTTCCAGCAATCGCCCGTTGGCCGCCTGTGTCGAAACTGAGGGCGTCCAGGTGGTATGATCATAAAGACCGCTGCACCACCAACCATCATGAAACACGTTAACGCCGTCGTTATAATCAAACAGCATGACAAAGCCTGCAACCGTTTCAACGATCGCGGCTTTCGGTGGCGACCCGGTCAAAGCTGCAAACGTAGTTGAGCCAGAGGATTGCGGCGCATCCGCCAGGTTGACCGCAATAGAGACGTCGCCGAATTGCGCAAAGCGCCACTTGCTGAAAGCCGATCCCGTATAGCCGCTGCCTCTGGATGTCCACGTACCGCTGGACGCCTCATAAATGTTGGAAGCCGTTCCGGCCAATATTCGGATGGTCTCATCATTTTTTTTCAGAAAGGCCGCGCCAAGACAATCCGCCGCTAAGGCGGCCAGTCCCAAATCTTCCCCGGATAACGCCGCCATCATGCCTTTGATTGTGGGCAGCATGTTGGCGCAGTCGATTATGACGCCTGCAGTGGTGGGGTCTACTCCTGGCGAAAAACCGGTTATCGGGATCATTGGCCGGTCATGATGTTAAAGCTCCGAACGGCAAGCTCTGTGCGTAGCGTAGGCCGGTTACGCAAGCGATTATCCAGATTATTGGCTTCAGTAATGGCATCAGCCGCCAAAGACTGCCACAAGGCCATTCTTTCATCTTCGCCGATATAGGCCGCAGAAGCAGCCAGTGAGCCATAAAGATAACAGTCAGGGCAATAGATCAGCAGCCAGTTGGTCGTGTCAGTCGCTATATCCCAGCGCTTTAAATAGCGCAGCTTGATGGTATAGTTCTGATTGGCGACTGAATTAAAATTGATAACCCCCGACATGATGTAATAAAAAACGGGAGCGGCGGTCAGTACAATGCCCGCATCAAATTCTGAAGGCACCAATGGCCTTAATTCTTCAACATAGCCATCGGGATATACCAGATTAATGGATAAAGCTTCAAGAAATCCAGTTGGCGCATTGACCGACGAGCCGCCAGAGGTCAGCGTTAAATTGGCCAGGGCCTCCTGTTGCGACAACCGCAAATGGCGGTTCGCTCTGGATTCAAATAGTTTTATGAAGGTAGGAATAATGCTGGTCAGATCATCCCGGTGCAAATGATCGGCAATGGCGGTTTGCAATTCGGAATAAGTGGCCAGCATGATTTTTAAACCTTGGTCGTTTTCTTGGGTTCTGGATCAGGTTCTGAAAGCATCCTGAACCCCTGCTTGCGTGCTTCAGCTTCTTCCAGTGGGTCATTCACCGCCACCGTATCGCTTAAGTCATTCCAACCTTTGCGATAAAGTTGTTTCGGGTAATCAATCATACTCATTAACCATCGGCATGAATACGGCACGCCAATTGCGGACGAATCGTTTTATAGCCATACAACACATCCAGACGGCAAGGGAACTTGTCGTTATTGATGTCATAGGCCCTAACGATACGCATGGAGATGCCATCCATGGTTTCGCGTTTGGCAAAGTCCACGCCGTCCGGCATCACCAGATCAGCCGTTGCAAAGGCGAAGGCTTCTTTGTGGAAAACCATGGAGTTTGTTAATAACTCGGAAGCACCTGCGCCAACCTTGACGACCGCACCGCCGTTAGTCGGCGATGCCGTTACGTTCTGCGTTGCTCCCGTAACGACAATGGCCGGTGAAATGGCCAAGCTGCCGGCGCCGCCCGCATAATCGGCAGTCACTACAAATTTCAGCAATGATCCCATGTCGGCCTTGGTTTCAGGATGCGCCGCGTTACAGCCGGCAAAGGTGACAATATCGCCTTTCTTGAAGGTCGCAGTACCCAATTGAACCGCTATTGCAGCGCCAACCTGAGACGCGCCGTTGACTGTGTAACCCGTAGTCTTCGCCGCCGTGCCGGTCAAATGGTTGCTAAGCAAGGTGTTTTCATAAAAATCAAAACCGCCGGTTCTACCCATTGCGCCTTCTTTGTACTGCTTAGAAATCGCCGTGGAATCTTGAAACAAGCCCTTCAACGCATCGACCAATTTCGCCGTGTGCGTGGTGGTCAATAACGCGCAGCGCTGATTGTCCATCGGCGCCAGGTTTTCATTCAAGGTTTGGCGGCCCTGCATGATGTTCAGGAACGAAATGGCCGCCGCATCGTTGTCAACGATGTTGTAAACATCCTTGTACATGCTCAGGGCATCTGATTCAATATTGGCCGCCAGCACTGCCATGGCGGGATCGAGGATGCGCTTGCTGAAATCATCCAGTGACAGAGTCAGATCGGCGCTGGTAAAGTTCAAATCCACACCTTTTTGCGTGGCGATTTGCAGCGTGGTTGATGTTTCAGTGGTGTCCTGCGCCGCCAAGGTAGCGCCGGTTCTGACCACATATTGGTTAGGCAGGCGTATTTTCAGCGTATCGCCGATTTTCGCGCCGGATTTGGCAAACGAGCTGTCATACTGACGCTCGATATTGCCGACAAAATTAAGTTTTTGGTGCAGAATGCGTAAAGCCTCACGGGTTACCGCCGTGGGCGTTAAAAGGGTATTAGGCATTGAAATATCTCCATCAAATGGGAACAGGCCGGCTCACGCCGGGCAAAAAATAAAAGTTATATTATTACACTCTTACGCCTTGCTTTTTCAAGGTTCCTTCGCGCCATTTAACCCAGTCGTCAGCACTCAATTTGTCCGGATTGATTTGGCCTGAGCCTTTACCGGATTTTATGGTTGTCGCGGGTTTTATTTCTTGCGCTGATGGAGCTGCCTTTGCTAGCTTTTGCTGCGCCTTGTCATACAGGTAGGCTTTATGCAGCACTTTTATCATGCGTGGATCAGTAATATTGGCTAAATCGTCGGCCTCAAAGCCTGAACTCATTGCCGTTTTTACCAAACCGCTCCGCAATTCTTCGCTACCCCACTCGGGGATAGCCGCTTTCAATTCAATTTCAGCTCTCTGAAGCTGAGCGGTTATTTCAGCTTGCCGCCGCTGCTCAAGGTCCTGCTGAATATGTCCAATACGATCCGCCGTATCATTTCGGCTACGCAACAGGTCATTAAACCGGACTTGTAACTTCATCGCTGTTTGCGGGTCTTCGTTAATCACCGCATTCCAGTCTATATTTCGGAGTTGTTCCAGCTGCGCATCGAAGTTTTGCAGTTGCGCGTATTCCTGCTGGAATGCCGAGGTTGCCTGAATGGCCATCTGCGCCTGCTGTTTCTCGATCTCGATCTGCCGCCTTTGCTCGGCGACTTCCTGCGTTTTTCTGGTATAGTCGGCCTGTCTGAGCAACGCTTCTTTCAGCTCTTTGGGCAGCTTGTACTGCTTGCCCTCATAATCGACATCTTCAAGCGCTTCGGCTAAGGCTTCTTCTTGCTCTGCCTCGTCCTTATCGCCTGATTCATCAATCGATTCAACATCTTCAAATTCTTCGCCAGAATCCTCAGGGGGTTGCTCCAGTTCTTCGGTCATGCTTTTATCCTCGCCGGGAAAATAACGTCATTCGACGTGTTAGTATCAGTATAACAAAATAATAATTTTATTAAATAAAATCAAATAGCAATTTCACAATAGCCTCATCTTCGTCTTGCTCAGCTTTTTGACGCGCCTGGTTTTCAATCGCCTGCTCGATTAATTTTGCTCTTGCATCGATAATCACCGTTTCAATGAATAATCTATAGAACGATTGCCACTCCTGGCCGCGTTGTTCAAGCTCTGTTTTAAACATCTTTGAGGCGTCTTGCGTCAAGGCTTCAATTGTTTGCTCAGGCTCCTCTTCAACAACCTTTCTGACAATGTATTTAGCTAATTTCCTAACTTTTTTCGGTATAGGTTTTTCATACCGCTTAGGATTAAGGAAATCATAACTCCCGCCGCCTAACCAGCCGTTGTCAATCAGCTGCTGCGCTGATCCTGTAGACAACTCTCCGGCCGATGTTGCAATCGCTGAAGCCGTGGATAATAACGATATTTGAGTGCTTAACTGACCTGTAGCCGTACTTTGAGTAAAAGCATCTGCATTAAGCCCTGCCGGTTGTGCTGTCAAATCCCCCGATGCGGTAGCCTGGACAAGCGCGTTAGCATTAATAACTATTGCGGTTATTAAGCCGCCATTGGCCGTGGACAGAGCGGCCGATACCGCATTGAGCGGTATGGCTGTGGATAAGGCCCCGTTGGTGGTCGCCTGTGTCACCGCAGCGGCCAGTACCGGTATTGCGGTGGTCAGGCCGCCAGAAGAAGTCGCAACATCAGCAGCATTACCCTCAAGCCCGCCAGCGCCTGTCGTCAGGTCTCCAGAAGCACCCGCAACCGCATTGGCTGCTGTTGCCAATAAAATCGATGTGGTGAGGTCGCCTGTTAAGCTAGATATTGATGTCGATGAGACATTAAGATTAATCCCGGTTGTTAATGCGCCCGTTGAGACCGATACGGCAAATGCATCACTATTAAGCGCATTTCCGGCCGCCGCTGCTACCTTCTGCGAACTTAACGGTATCTCTGAAAGAGACGATACACCTAACATTTAGCTCACCAGCAAATGATTACGACTAAACCACTACCACCTTTACCTGCTTGTCCTGCCGTCGAACCAGTCAAAGCACCTCC